GGCGGTTCCGGCATCGTAATCATAAAAATCAATCAATAACTATGGACACAAAAATCTACCGCTTCTATGGCATTGACGTAGCGATGCAAATGCTACGTCCGGGTGCTAAATGGGAAATCAGCAACAATGTCTTCACCCGCTGGGAAGACCCTCGCCCTTGTCCTAGCATTGAGGAAGTCTATTGGGTGATGGACAAGATAAAAGAGTTTGAGGAAAGCATTCCGACCATTTACTTGCCAGAGCAACTTGAAGCCATGAACGCACAAGTCAAAGAAATTGAGGAAGCAATCGCATGAATATGCACAACCTATTTCCGACACCTATCGGGATGTTCGACCTTGACCGTAAACTAACGGACGAGGAGATGCTATTCGTGCGTGGACAGGAAACTAGGCCAAACGATGGAAATACCACCAGCGTAAATCATTTTGTGCTGCGTGACTCCGTAATGACTTCCCTGCGGGATTGGATTGAGGGTTGCGTTGCTGAATACTTCAAGGCGACTACCGACCCAAAGCATGATGTTGACTTGCGAATAACACAGTCGTGGTTCAACTATTCGGAACAGGGGCAGTGGCATCACAAGCACGCGCACCCAAACAGCTTTGTGTCAGGGGTGTTTTACCTGAACACTAACCCGGATGACCGCATTTATTTCTATCGCTCGGGCTGGCAGCAAATTAAGTTTCCACCTGAAAGCTGGAACTTGTACAACTCCGAGTCGTGGTGGTTTGAGGCCATCACTGGGCGGTTGATTCTTTTCCCGTCATCACTTGAGCATAACGTGCCAACAGTTCAAGGCAACGATGTTCGGATTAGCATGAGTTTTAATACATTTCCGGTCGGCATCGTTGGAGATGAGATGTCACTAACTGGTTTGAAATTGGAGGCTTGAATGGCTCACTTTGCAGAATTAGATAGCAACAACGTGGTCTTGCGCGTAGTCGTGGTTGACAATAAGGACACCGCTGACGCTAACGGTGTTGAGAAAGAACACATCGGCGCAGCCTTCTGTGAGCGCCTGTTCAGTGGAACGTGGAAGCAGACCAGCTACAACGGAAACTTTCGTAAGCGCTATGCAGGAATAGGTCTTACCTATCGCGCAGACATTGATGCGTTTGTTCCGCCACAACCTTTTTCATCGTGGACATTAGACGCTGATGCCAACTGGCAACCGCCTGTGCCGATGCCAACTGATGACAACAGCTATGTGTGGAATGAAGCAAATCAGGCTTGGGAGGTGTTAGATGGGGCTTAATGCTTTTCAAAAGATGGGCAATACGGTCACATTTATTGCTGACACAACTGCCCCGACCCCGGTTCAGGCTTCATCGGGAACCAACAATGGCAACCAATACCGTGTCATCAATACTGGCACGGTAACAGTATTTATGGGCTATGGGATGACAGCAGCGGAGGCGACAAACAACGCAGCCATTGTTACTAGCTCTGGCCCTGCGTTTCCCATTTTGCCGAATACGGATGAGATTTTGACGTTTGTGCCGAATGCTTACTTTACCGGAACAACGTCGAGTGGCACGGCAACGATATACATTACTCCGGGCGACGGTCTATAAGGAGCAATCATGCTAAAGGTAGCTGGCGGTGTAGGGGGTGGAGGTAATGCGTCAGGCACAGTAACCCAAGTCAATACGGGTACTGGACTGACCGGTGGCCCGATTACGACCAGCGGAACGATTCGCCTTGCGAACACGACAGTGACTGCCGGAACTTACGGCAGCAATGTTGTTGTTCCGCAAATTGTTATTGATGCTCAAGGTCGCATTACTTCTGCGAGCAATGTCACGATTGATGTTGGCGGCACTGGCACGGTAACGCAGGTCAACACCGGAACCGGCTTAACAGGTGGCCCTGTTACGTCAACCGGCACTATTAGCATAGCCAACACAGCGGTTACGGCAGACTCTTATGGTTCTGCTAACACCGTAGCTACGTTTACTGTTAATCAGCAAGGTCAACTGACGGCGGCTGGCAATGCCGCTATCAATATTGCGGTAGCCAATGTTTCTGGCGCGGTTCCAAACACGGTCAATGTATTAGCTGACGGTTTATTGACAGGTGGCGGTGCTTTGACAGGCAACGTGACGGTTTCCCTGACCAACGTGCCGATTGCTAATGTGACCGGCGGTGTAGCGAATACGGTCAGCGTATTAGCTGGCACAGGGTTGACAGGCGGTGGCAACCTATCCAGCAATGTAACGCTGACACTAGCCAATACAGCGGTGGCTGCTGGCAACTACGGCACGGCCTCCTCGGTAGGACAGTTTACGGTTGATGCACAGGGCAGACTGACAAGTGCTGCCAATGTAGCGATTGACATTGCTGTTGCTAATGTGTCGGGGGCTGTCGTAAATACGACAACTATTATTGCTGGCACGGGGCTAACTGGCGGTGGAAATCTGGCAAGTAATGTCACTATTAGTCTTGCCAATACGACAGCAAATGCAGGAACCTACGGTAGCAATACACAGGTAGCGCAGATTACGGTGGACGCGCAAGGTCGGATTACTGCGGTATCGAATGTAACAATTACAGGTGGTGGCGGCGGCAACGTCAGCGCGAATACGGCATACGCCTACGCTTGGTTTATCAGTTAAGAGGACAACATGAATCTCATACTCGACGCAACCACAAAATCCATTGTTGCCATAATGTCAGGGCCAGCGGCAACAACGAATCCTGATTTTACTGCCGCTTACGGCGACAACAACGGCACAGACTTTACAGAGGGTGCAAATGATGGCGCACTCAATGGCACAAACGAAGTAACGCTTGTAGCGGCTCCAGCGGCCTCTACGCGACGTACCATCAAGTCGATTACTGTTGAAAACAAGGATACGGCTGCGGTTACGGTCACTATCAGTTACAACAATAACGGTACGCTACGAACACTTTACAAAGTGACATTAAATGTCGGTGACACTTGGACAACCGACGGCACGTTCGACACTTTTGGTTCGATGAAGCAGACAGGCTACGGCACGATGTCGCAGCAAAACTCGAACAGCGTGACCATTACCGGTGGAACAATTAACAGCGTCACGATTAACGCTGCAACATTAAGCAATGCCAACATAAGTGCAACTACGTCAGCCAATGCGACGTTTGCGACCTCTAGTTTGCCGCTTGTGCCGGAGGGTTACATCACAATTAGCATTAACGGTACTAACAAGAAGATTCCTTACTACGGAGTGTAAATTGGAAGGCCAAATGTTATTTAACTTAGTCGTTGGCGTAGCAGCTTTCTTCGGAGGCTGGACGTTAAACAACATTACTCGGATGTTGAATCGTATTGATGATGACATTCGTGAGTTGCCGCACGTTTATTTGAGCAAAGATGATTACAAGAACGACATCAACGAAATCAAAGGGATGTTGGGTAAGATTTTTGACAAATTAGAAAGTAAGGCAGACAAATAATGAACATGAACACGCTTTCAATGGTTGAGTTCGGTGATAACGACTCATTGAGCGAGTTTTTGTTCGAAAATGGGATGCAACACCGGCTATTTCAGCAGGTTTTGATGGATTCTAACTTTGTAGTGCCGATTTACCCCCTTATAGACGCTGAAATAAGCAACCTAGATGACTGGTTACAGGCTCATCAGGTCGAGCATCAGGCGTTTGCGGGGCTGTTAGATTTGAACAATCCGTTCAATTTGTTAGATGTTGATTTTAATAATGAGTCAGATTTTTACGACTGGTTAGCCAGCCATTTGTACATTCACGAACAAATCGTGGCTTCTTTAGGACTTTAAAAATGGTTTCCCCGTCCCAAAAAAAATCTGATTTTTCAGCACAGCAAACTCAAGCGTCATTACAAGGGTTGCAGCAAGAGTTGAACCCGATGTCTAACCCAAAGGTTGCGGAAGCAAAGCGGGTAGTCATGCAAATGATGCAAGAAACGGGGCTGTCAGCGCAGGAAATAAAAGAATTAGGTAATGCAGCAGAGTTAGCGATTTACAACAGAAGTTTGTACCCGATGTTCTTAGAAAAGGTTCGAGAGCTAGGCCAAGATGATGACAGAGTATTTGGCCCCACTATCAATTATGGCGTTCTCGCTGTCTTAGCGACAGCCGCCAAGTTAGTGTGAAGGCAGAACAGTTATGGGTAATCCACTAAAAAAGTTAGGAAAAGCAGTAGAAAAAGGTGTAAGAAAAGTTGGTGACTTTGTTGTTGAAAACGCACCTGTTATTGCTGCGGTGGTGACGATTATCGCACCCGGCGTTGGCACAGCTATTGGAAATGCGTTATTGCCAGCGGCTGCGGCTAATACTGCTGCGGCTGCTGCTGCGGGGGCGGCAGCAATTAGTTCAGGATTAACTGCGTTAAATCCAAATGCTACTGGCAAAGACATTTTGAGAGCAGGTGCTGCTGCTGGTGCTGGTACTTATGCTGGTAGTGTTGTTGGCCCCAAAGTAAGTAGCGCGGTTGGCGGTACGACAGGCAGGGTTGCTGGCGCTGCGGCTGGTGGCGGTGCGGGTGCAACCACCGGCGCAATAGTTCAAGGCGCAGAACCTGACGAAGCGTTAAGAGCTGGCTTAAGGGGTGCGGCTACCGCTGGTTTGGTTCAAACGGGCGTTGAAGGAGTTAGAGGTTTGTCAGCACAAGGCCCACAACAAGCCGGTGAAGCAAGATTACGGGTTCCGGGTCAAAGTGAATATCAAAGAGGCCAGCCGATTGCTAATGCGCCAACTGTAACCGGTGCTACTAATCGCGTACCCACAGGTGGTGGGCAAGGATTGGTGGGCGACACCAGTTCTCTTTACCGAACAAATTTGATTGCTAATCCAACAGAACTTGACCCTTTCAAGCAAAGATTAGCAGCGCCGGGAGCGCAATTTAGAGCAACTGAAGCGGGCGTTCAACCCGCTTACCAAACGGGTGAGAGTTTAATCACGCCGTTAGGTATGCAATTTGGTTCGCCTGTTTACAGAGACAGACCTGATTTTGTGCCTCCTTCGTTGACAAGGCGAGAGGAAGACTTATTAAAAGAGTCATTGGGTGAAGCATTTGGTTATTTGTTTAGAGGTCAGCCGCAAGAAGCGCCAGAGTCTCCGACGCAACTTGGGGCGACTAGACGTTTGGGAGCGCCGCTAACACAGGCTTCTCCCGGTTCACAAGCATTAGCACAAGCGTTACGAATTGGTGATGCTGGAGCGCCGGTATTTGGTGGCGAAAGAGAAGAAGGAAGAAGGTCAGGGTGGAACGTGGAATCGCTCCGCTACATGGGTAATTCGGAGGCTTAAATGGCAAAGCAAATCGCAAAACTGTTAAAGGCAAGCATTCAGGAAACAAGTGACCTGAAAGAGATAGCCAGAATGCTATCGAAAAAAGGTCGTGGTGGTGACACCATGCTTGCACACATTACGCCGAAAGAGGCTGCGCTTCTGAAGGAATCTGGTGGCGCAGGAACCGTCAACCCTGACACCGGCTTGTTAGAGTTTTATGATGACTTTGATTTTGATACAGGAAGTTACGGCGGTTCAAGTTCTTACTATACGCCTAGAGCAAGTAGTTCTGACTTAGGAACTTATTACAGAAGTCCATCACAACCAGAAACGGGTGATGTAGAACCAATTAATATTGCTCAACAGTCAGCTAGGCTTGCTCCCGTTAGCTTAGCGGAACAAAGTTCTGCTTCTCAACAGGAAAGAAACTTTACGCCAGCACCCATTAGTTTTGAACAAGATAATGTTCTAACCAGCGGTTATGCTCCGTCTACAGGTTACACCCAAACTCCTTTGGTTTACCCCGACACTTATCCTTATCAAAATGTCGAAATGCCAACGCCTCCAAGTTTAGTTGATAGAGCATTGGTTGGGCCAGCTAAGAGTGCTTTTGAATATCTCAAAGAAAACGTGACCCCTACTGAAGCCTTGAGATTAGGAACGGCAGCATTCGGCGCTGTACAAGGCAGAAGGGCAGCGCAAGAAGCGCAGCGTCAGCGTGACCAATCCGTTGCAGAGCAAAGAGCGTTAGGCGACCCTTACAAGAAGATGGGTTCGGAGTTGCAGCGTCAAGCTCAATCCGGTGAAATGACTCCGCAGTCTGCACAGGCTTTCCAAGCCCTTCGCGCACAGTTGGCGCAGGGTGTTGAGACTAGGGGCGGTGTCGGCGCAGCACAAGCACAAGCGCAACTAGAGATGTTCCGTAATAACTTGTTGCAAAACCAATTTAACTACGGTTTACAGGTGTCGCAGATTGGCGACCAAATTGCGTTGGGCGCTATTAGAACGGGTATGCAACTTGATAGACAGTTGCTTGAAGCAAATCAAAACTTCTATACCAATCTTGCCGGATTTGCTGCTGGCGGTATACCACAAGGTCAACAAGGTAGGAGACCGTAATGGCTGAAGAAACCAAAGCGCTGACATCTAGGCCAAAGGCGTTTAGTTTGCCAGCCGCACCTGACTTGGCTGGATTCAAAACGGAGTTGGGGCCAATTCCTCAAGTTGCCGATTACGAAAAGGTTGCCCGAGAATTAAAAACCTCTAAAGACATTGGCGCTGAACAAACTCGGCAACTCGGCAGATTAGAAAAGGCAGAGCAAGATATTGGCGCTGCACAGTTAGCGACACAACAATTTAAGGCTGGCGCTGAAGCCGATATAGCGCGTCAGACCAGAGAAGGAGCGCAAGAGATTGAGGCTGGCCTTGACGCGATTCGTCAGCGTTTTCCGCATCCACAGTTTCACCCGACACAAGAAAACGTGCAGAGCATGGCGACTCTGTTTAGCCTGATTGGGTTGGTCGGCACAGGGATGGGTGGTGGCGGCAAGATGTCAGCAATGAATGCCTTGGTTAGCATGAACGGTATGTTAAAAGGCTGGCAACAAGGCCGTAAAGATTTGTTTGAGCGTGAGAAGGTTGAGTTTGACAAGAACATGGCTAGGATAAAAGCCATTCTTGACGATGCTTATAGAGATGCTGACAGGGCATACAAGATGCTGGCTTACAACCGTGAGGAAGCGCAAGCGTTGGCTGGTCAGTCTGCTGCGAAGTTAGGCGGTCAAGTTGGCAAGCAGATTCTTGAGAAACAAGGCATCGAACGGTATTTCAAGTTTTTAAGTGAATTAAAACAAGATGCCCAAGAAACTGAAAAGTTAGCTTCTCAAGAAAGATTGCAAGCAGCTAGAGATGCGGCTGCCGAACGTAGGCAAGCCGCTAGAGAAGCCGCTGCTGAACGCAGACAAGCCGCTAGAGAAGCCGCAATGGAAAGGCGGCACAGAGAAGACCTTGCCCAAAGGGAGAGGCTTGCTCAAATAAAGGCTTCTCAACCAAGAGGTCAAGCAAGCGCAGCGAACACTCGATATGCTTTCAATATGGCTGAAGCGTTTAGCCAAGCGGCTCAAGATTTGGTCAACATTACAAATATGCCTAGAGATACCGTCATGGGCAATTTTGCCGAACTTGCTGGCAAATCTGGTGATTCTTTAAAACAAGGATTAACTGCCGCTTTAGGAAGAAAAATTACAAGTCAAGACGAACGTATGTTTGCTCAATTAGTGGCTGGTCTTGACCAAAACATGGCCCGTACACTAGGCGGTGGCTATGCTAATTCTGGCGCTAAACACGCGATTGAAGCATACAAACAGCAATTACCAAGAGCTGGTGATTCTGCTGCGACCTCAGCTTTATTCTTGGCCCGATTCAAACAAGAACTTGGTATTTTTGCTGATGTGTTTGAAGCTCATCCGGGTTCGTCTGACAAGATGGCTGGCAAAGTTAACAATTACATGAATGCTGTTAACAAAGCTATTCCGTACAATGTTAACGATGTGTTGGATGCAACTAGAGGTTCTCGACAAACTATCAATCAACAATTTGAAGAATTGGCAACCCCTAGAGGCGGTGTTGATTTGCCGGTTGATTCTGGTAATTCAGCTACAACGCCATCGGCGGGTCGCGCAACTTTAAGAGGCAGACCAATAGTAGTTCGCGGCAACAAATGGGTTTTTGAAGATACTGGAGAGGATGCTAAATAATGGCTGAACCACTTCCCCCATTGCCAGCAGGGGCAACTATGGATATGCCCCCCTTGCCTGAAGGCGCAACAATGGGCGCGCCACCTCTGCCGTCTGGTGCAACCCGTGACAAAGCTCCGAAGTTAGATTTAAAAGCTGAACCAAAAGATGATTTTTTTGGTCGAGCAAAAAAGGTTGCTGCGGAAACGGGGATGGGTGCAGCGGTTGGTGCGGCAGCGCCAGAATTGTTTACGCTTGCTGGTGGTGCTGCGGCTGCTTTTCCATTAACGGCTCCAGCGGCTCCATTTTTGTTCTCTACTGGTCAGGCTATGCGGGGTCAACGCTTGGCTCAAGCTGGTCTTGGTGCGCTTGGTGGGTTTGGTAGCGGGGCGGCAGGTGAAACAGCGGAAGCTATGGGCGCTTCTCCGGCAACGGTGGAGGCCATCAGATTTGGTGGTGCAATCGTTGTTCCGGAGTTTGCTAACGCCGCTACCTTTGCAATCAGAAAAGGGTTTCAAGGTTTATTGGGACTGAACACCGCTGGTGCTGTTAGCGCCGTTGCCAAAGATTTAGGCGTTGATGAGGCAAAACTTACGCCAAGTCAAAGAGCGTTTATCGAAAAACAAATTAGCGACATTCGCGGCAAAACAAAAGCTGGCGTTCCTCAAGAAAAGATTTTCGCTGATTTGAACGCAGAAGCAGAACGGGTCGCGGCTGAAGCGGCTCAACGCGCTGGTGGCGTAGAACGCGCTGGAACGGCGGCTGGATTGGAGCAAAAGCGCAAAGCTATGCAAGCGGCTGGGCTTGCTGAAGATGTCGGTGCTTCTGGCAAGCAAATGATTGATGAGGCCAAATCTAAGATAAGCAGAGTCGGCGACCCATCACAAGAAACATCATCTATCGGCAACACCATTAGAGAAAGAATTGTAAACCGGTTTAGCACAGAGTCGGTTCAGCGTTCTCAAGGATACAAACAACAAGAAGCAATTAGGGATGCCGCAGTTGCCGAGAAAGAAAGCAAAGGCATTTTGGTTGATTCGTTGCCAGAGTACAAATCTCTAATTACTGACCTTAGAAATAAGTTGTTGATTGGTCAATCGGCTCAACAGCAAAAGACTGCGCCAGTAACAGAGAGAGGCGTATTGCAGGTTTATCAAAACATTTATGACGCGATTACAGCAAGGCGTGTTGCGACAGCTTTTGATTCAGCGGGAAAGCCAACGGCGTTTAAAACTTTTCCAACATCGTTTCAGGCGCTTGATGATGTTCGCAGAAGATTGGGTGATGCTGCATTTGGAAAAGAGGTTGAAGGATACTCTGCGATTGGGACAAAGTTAGCAGAAAAGTATTACGGAAAAATTAGCGAGATACAGTCTAAGTTTGCAGGTGACGCGCAAGATGTATTGCAGCGCGATTATGAAATGGCATCTCGCTTGTTAGAAAAATACAAATCAAAAGCTGGTGAAAGAGCAACTGCGCTAGACCGGTTTGATGCCACACGTTACAAGACCGACGCACAGTCTTTGCCAAAAGATTATTTTAAGAGTGAGCAGAGCGTCAAAGATTTAATTGACCTAACGGGTGACAGAGCTTTTGTAACAACAGAGGCAAGTAACTTTGCTGCTAACCAGTTGCGTAATCTAAAAGACGCTACTGCGGTTCGTCGGTGGGCTAACGCCAATTCTGATTGGCTTAAGGCGTTGCCAGAAGTTAATGCAAAAGTTAGTTCTTATTTAAATGCTCTAGAACGTGCGGAAGGGTTTGCCGCAAGAAGCGCAAAAGTTCAAAAGAATATTGAGCAGCGCGGAAAAATGGCTGGCGTTGAAGGCGAGGCTATTGAAAAGGTTGCTGGCAGCGAAGCCACAAAAATTACTAGAGAAGCCGAAAAAATGGTTGACCGTTTGATTGGCTCTAAAGAAGCTCCATTGCAAATTAAAAACATGATTTTGTCTGGTGACAGAGAAACATGGAATGCCATTGCGCCTGTAATTAGCAAGTCAGCAAAAGGAAAGGAAACGCTGGCAGACGCTGTTAGTCAAATTATGGCTGACCGTGCTTCTACAGGCATGAGAAGCGCGGGTATTACGTTTAAAGAGGCTGTTGCGCCAGCCTTACGCCGCACTGGTTTGATGGATGAGGCAAAGATTTCTCAGTTGCAATCGCAGTTAGATGAAATAGCCAAAGTAGCTATAAATGAAGAACAAAGATTGAGTTTGTCTCAACGTCTATTACGCAATGCAATTACGGGTTATGCGGCTCCCGGCGTATATAGAGCTGGTTCGTCTGCTTACGATTACTTGACCGGAAAAGGTCAAGTTACCTCAATGGAACCAAGGTGATGATATGCCGCTAACTAAAGGTTTTAGCAAAAAGACAATCAGCAAGAACATTCGTCGTGAGATGAAGCGTGGCAGACCGCAAAAGCAAGCGGTAGCAATTGCGCTATCTGTTGCTAGAAAAGCAAAGAAAGGTAAGCGAGGCAAGCGTGGCTAAGAAAAGCAAGGGGATAAATCCTGACCTAGAGGACGCGATTTCGAGTACCTTGAAGTCGGTGATGAATGACAGCATGGCAAGCATTACCGAAAAGATGAAGGTGATTGATAGGGCGTTGAAGCTGGAAGCCATTAAGCTGAAAATGTCAGACGATGAGTGGGGTTCTGGCTTTAATCTTGATGAGGATGACGATAAGGATTAGACTTGAGATTCTTTACATTAGGGGATAACTATGGAAGCAATCCAAGTCATTACTATAGCCTTGCGCGTCATCTCAGACCGCTTAATTACGATTTTGGCACTGCTGACTTCATTTGGTCTAGGGTGTTGGACGATGTGGAACCCGATGTGGGAGCGAGTATCGACCCTAGCGATATTCGTACTATTCAGTTATTTGTTAGTAAGAGTTAAAGAAAGGAATAGCGATGCGCGACCCGAAAGACCTTCAATACAAGAGTAGCGTTCCCGGCGCTGAGGAACTGAACTATAGCCAGAAGTATGCAAAGGCTATTAGACCGCAGAAGCCTTCTGACGCAACCGAGAACAAGCAGAAGTGGCAACCCGGACAAGTGCCGATAGGTGGCTTCCGTTCCATTTTGTGTTTTGAGGAAGGCAACTACACCTCAAAACTTTCTAAGACTTCTGGTGGCGGCAAAAAGGTGTACTAATGGCTAATAACATTGCTTTTCAGCCAATGGGCAAGACGTACAAAATTTCTGCGCCTTCTGCAAACACGGCTGTGACGATTGCGATTACGGCTGATAGCCCTTGTAATCAATATTATTTTTCCAACCATGAAGCGGCTGGAAAAGGTGCTTACGTTCGAATCAGTGAATCAAATGTTGCTGCTGTTTTGCCGGACAGTTCTGGTCAATACACGATGCTTGTACCGCCAAGCACTCGCGTAATTTTTACTAATGTGCAATGTGGCCCGACTAAAACTGTGTATGTGTCTTTAATCGGCGAAAACAATAACTCTGAAGTTTACGTTACTCCGGGAGAAGGACTATGAAACAGTACATTCTTGACCGTGCAAAAGAACCGTCTACATGGCGTGGCGCTTTGTTGTTCCTGACCGCGATTGGTGTGCCGATTGCTCCGGCTTTGGCTGAACATATTGTGGCTGCTGGTCTTGCCTTGGCTGGCATCGTGGGTATGGTCACCAAAGGATGATTAACTCTCGCAGTCTTGATGACTTGTTACCGCAAGTCAAAAGCCGAGTAGAGCGATTTATAGCGGCTTGCAAGGCTGAGGGAATTGATTTGCTAGTCACCAGTACCTACCGAGACAATGAAAGCCAAAATGCGCTTTATGCACAGGGAAGAACTACGCCGGGGAAGATTGTCACTAACGCAAAAGCTGGTCAGAGTTTCCACAATTACCGTTGCGCTGTTGATGTTGTTCCTATTGTCGCTGGTAAACCCCGTTGGGATGTCAAAGACGAGGTTTGGCAAAAGATTGGCAAACTTGGGAAGGCGGCAGGGCTAGAGTGGGCTGGCGACTGGAAGCGGTTTCGGGAGTACCCGCACTTTCAGTACACAGGGGGATTTGCGTTAGCTCAGTTGCAGCAAGGAGCGAAAATTGCCTAAGAAAGAAACATTAGACCCTGCTGGCTTTCCGATTGAAATGGATAGGCCAGTCGTATTTGAGGAAGGCGATTACAAAAATCCTCATACGGAATTATCGATTACCGAATCAGCAGAGGCATTAGGGTTGCCGGGACAAGGCTTTTATAACGTGCCTAGCATCTACGGCGGTGTTATTTATGACCCCAAAACGCAGTTTGACACCATTAAAGAGAACGTCCAGAAGCAAGCGCAGTCAGGCTTTCGTTTTCCTAACTTTCCAAGCATAGAAGAAGCTGAAAAAGCAGCGCAAGCCAGAAGCGCTTATTTCAACAAGGTCAAAGCAGATATGTTGCGTGAAGCAGTCAAGAAGCGCAAACAAGAACTGCTGATGAACATGATGAAGAAGGCAAAATAATGGCTAGGAACGTCAATCTTTCTGTCGGCAGGGGTGAGAAGCTCTCTGTCAAAGCCGGTGGTGGCTTGACCGCTAAGGGTCGCAAGAAGTACAACCGAGCAACCGGAAGTAAGTTAAAAGCGCCGACCAAATCAGGGCCACGGCACAAGTCATTCTGTGCAAGGTCAAAGAATTGGAAGGGTGAAAGAGGTAAAGCAGCTAGACGCAGATGGGGGTGCAGATGAGTGAAGGTTTATACGCCAATATTAACGCCAAGCGTGAGCGTATCAAGCGCGGTTCTGGCGAGAGAATGAGGACACCCGGAAGCAAGGGTGCGCCAACCGATGCGGCGTTCAGGAAGTCAGCAAAGACAGCGCGAAAAGGCCGTCGGTAATTACAACTAGGGGATAAATATGGCGCATCCAGCGCAGATGGCGTTCGTCGTTCGTCTGAAAGAGAAGTTTCCTGAATACTTTGTACGTCAAGCTGTCCTAGAAATCGGCAGTTTGAACCTGAACGGCACGATTCGTCGTTATTTCGAGCAGTGTAATTACATTGGGGTAGATGTTGGCCCCGGCCCCGGTGTCGATGTGGTTGCTAAGGGTGAAGATTTGACTTACGGCGACGGCTCATTTGACGTTGTGTGCAGCACCGAATGCTTTGAGCATACCGCTGCATGGCCTGACATCTTTGCCAATATGAGTCGGTTTGCCAGCAAACTGGTGTTCTTTACTTGCGCTACAACCGGTCGCCCGGAACACGGAACTAGCCGTTGCAACCCTTGGGATTCCCCGCATACCGCTGGCGACTACTACGCTAACGTCACAGAGGCTGATGTACGCGAGAAATGCGATTTAAGCCAATTCGAGTTCTACGAATTTATAACGGATGATACGGCGCACGACTTATACTTTTGGGGCATTAAATCGGGTTTACCACCCCCCAAGAAAATCTAATATTCCACAAATGCAACATCAGCACTCAAGTACCATTCTGTAATGTAGTCTTTGAGTGCGATAAGTCCTTTTCCGGCCTGAACGCATGGCTCATGCGGCAAAACACGAAAAAAGTTGTTGACCACCATGTTGCGGTCTTCTGTATAGCCATTGATGACAAGAACGGTATGGCTAGGAAGCCTTGAGAGGCTTTTTAAGAGGATTTCCTGACCTAGCGGTATCCTCTCCCCATCCCGCTTCCATTCAGCGACTAGGAAGCTCCCTTTTCGCTCATAGACCATATCCAGATTTGACGGGACTACTTTGCCGAGCAGTCCTGTCAATTCTGTAAAGTCGATATGGGCGGCGTAAGGGTTTCTCACGGGCTTTTCAGCAATCTGCCCTCAAAGGCATACGTTCCGATGTGGCTCAACTCAACCCACGGTGCTGCCCATACCGAAAACCCTGCTTCTCTTGCTTTTCTGCAAAAGTAGTAGTCCTCTGACAGCAGCAACTCGGTTTCCGGCTCAATCATGGTTGCAAAAAACTCAACGATGCGTTCGCCGTTGGTCGGGTTGTTCATGTCTAGCACGTTGTTCAGGTAATTCGGTAGCTGGAGTGCCATTGCCTCCATGACTTCGCGCTTAATCAGCATGAAACCAGTCCCGCCGTTCCAAATCTCTACTGGCTCATTGACCGGAACCGTCACTTCAGGCTGATAGCCTTTCAGGTTGACAACAAATGCACCGGTATGGAACTTCAATTCGCTATCAGGAACGCCAGCGTTCATAGCGTTTCTGACGGTGTGCCAGTTAATTTCTTTCTTCGGATAAATGCCGCAAATGATGTCTTTGTCAGCAGCAATCATCGGGAAGATGTCTTCTGGCTTAAACAGGATGTCGGCATCAATGAACATCAGGTGAGTGGCTTCTGACTTCAGGAAATTAGCGGATAGCAGGTTTCTACCGCGCTGAATCAGCGACTCATTGAATAGGTGGCTAAAGCTGATGTTCATGCCTTCCTGACTGCACAGGGTTTGCAGCTTTAGGCATGACTGCATGAAATAACCGAAACACTGACCGCCATACATCGGTGTTGCCACAAAAAGATGATTTTTCATTGATGTCCTCAAAGTAAATGGGCTGACCGAGACGTTGCCCAAGCGTTCCTAACCTGCACTCAGGGGTGCTCACCCTCGGTCTGGTGGGGGTTCGATATTTCTTCAATCACAACGTGCAATAGACCGCCTTTAAGTGGCTCACCACGAATCATTTCAAGATGGTCTACTTGGAAATCGTCATCAAACACCCCTGCGTGTTCTAGTGCGTCTAAAACAGCCTTGATGCGGTTGTCGATGTCTGTTTTGCGCTTATCTCTAGGGCGCAAAATCATTGTGATTTTCAATTTGCTATCACCAAATTTAGGAATGTTCTTGTCAACGACAATGTTTTGAACTTCTTCTCTGAACGCCCTGCCAGCCTTCGAGAGTACGGTGCGGCCTCTGAAGTTGCGCCACATCGTATTCATCGATGGCGGGAAGGGCAATTCAAACGAACTTACCAAGGCACATCACCTGCCATTTTCCTTGGCTCTCTTGGCGTAATGTCTTTCGGATACTGCTTATCCTTCCAGTTCGGGTCATTGACGCGCACAGTGAAATATTTGCCGTACTGACCATCGTTTTCCCACACGCCGAACTCAATGATTTCGCCTTTGTGCATTATCGTACCCATCCAATGAGGCTTTTTATCGCCTTCCTCTTTCTTGTGGTTACGCTTAATTTTCCCTTGCCCTTCTTGTGGCTGGTAAGGCGTGTATTGCTGTTTTTCAGACATAACAGGTTCCTTTATCTTCGGTAAATAAGCCCCGATGGGCTGCATTTCATGGCTGCGCCAGTTATCGTTCAATCGCATCCTCCAAGTCATCAAAGGTGTCTACACCGTTCTTCGCTGCGACAAACGCTATCCTTGTCGGCGCATCCATCTTCTTGACCGTTGCTTCGTTGGCCTGTTCCCATTGCAGGATTTTCTCGCCCTTTTGCTCTGGATTCAGTTTCGCTGAAGCATTGATGGACGCTACCATTGATACATACTGGTCGGTGTAGTCTTTCCAGTCCTTACAGTACGCATAGCACGTTCCATCAGGGAGATATAACGGAAAGTCCGTTTCCGCAATCTCGACGATTTCGACTGCGCCCATATCCTTTGGCGCTGCTTGCACAGGCGCACTCTTTCTGGCTGCAAAGTCCTCAGTTTCTTCATCCGTATAGACCCCGATAACGCATCCCGGGAATACGGTGCGTACCCCTTCGGATACGACACGGCTTCTGAGCATTGCTCTAGGATAATTACGCCAATTATCTTTGCTGGTAAGCCCGATTTTCTTAGCCATATCGAATGTCCAAGTAACAGGCACACTACCGCCAGCAGGATGAGAAAAGATACCAGTGACACATTCATCAGTATAGGTTTCCCATTTAACGCTACCTCCGGCTTGTTGAAAACGGGCAAGAATGGCATCGGCCTTCAATGCAGGTCTGCCTTGAATAACGTGATAGTCACGCATAGCGATAGCAGGGTGCATATTTTCAGCCTGACAGAGCAACATAATTGCCATTGCTTCATCCGGTGATTTGAAGCCAAACATTTTGGACTTGGCTGCGACTTCAGCCATTTCTTTGATGTCGTTTAGTGGCACAAGCGCGCTCATAGTTCATCCCTCACTTTTATCATTGCGTCAGCTATTTGATAAGCAGCTTTAGTTGCTTCTTTTAAATAATCTTGGAAATGTTCTTCGTTAAATTGGCTTAAAGGAGATGGATACGGAATCATTGTCATTGCTTTGGCTGCAAAGTAGTCTCTCAATGTCATGCCATCGTGTTGACGGCCTGTTTGCGGGTTGTGTCCTGATGGAAAAGCAAACGTAGTCATGGTCACCTCACTTGAGCAGGAATCGTCGTACACCCGGCGTTTCAACCATAAACTTTTCATAAAGGTCTGGCATTTGGGCTTGAAAGAGTTTTGAGTCAAATTTCTTGCTACCTTTGGTGTTTTTCCAAGTAGCTAAAACTCGACCATCAAAGGTAGTCAGTTCACTTGACCACTGCATATGCGACTGTAACGCAGTGACCAGTTGTTCTTCCTTTTCCTCTAGCTGCTTAATTTGGTCTTTGACGTACTTCAGAGCTTCAGCGGCCTTTTCAATCGGTTGTGGCGCAACAATAGTCGTTGCCCTGTCTTGCGAGTAAATCAGTTTTGCTTGTTCCGGTGTTTCTGGCTCAAGGGGCTGTTTGGTTTGTACAGCCGCCCAAAAACGTGCCATGTCTTTGATGAGTTCTTCCTTCTGTGCTTCTTTAATCGTGAAGGAAAATGTTTCAAAGTTTTGACCGCCAAACAATACGGCTAGAACAATGTTTTCAACATCATGGCAAGCTGCTTCGTGGATAAGCTGTGCCATGTCCGCTGGCGGGATGATTCCTGCTTCTGCATCAAACTTATTGCGAACATTGGCGTTGTAGTTCTTTGCTTCAACGAGCGTTTTGCCGTCAGCAGAGATGAAATCGAAATGTGAGCGTAACCAGCCCTCTTTCGGGTGAGCGAGTGAGTAGTCAGCGTCTTTCAATTCAATCTGGAGCTTGTCTTGAGCGAGTCTGCCGATAACGGGTTGCATGACATGACCCATTTGGACAGCTTCAACGTGCGATAAGTCAGGCCGTTCTTTTAGGCCAAGTTTCTCAAGGACAGCTTCGTTGCCACGCCCATTGGCTGCTTTTCTGGAGTCGCCAGACCACCACGCAGAGTTGCGTACTTCCGGCGCAAAGTCATCACGGTTATTCATTATTCATCTCCCTTTTCAATGTAGTGCATAGCGTTAATTAGGGATTTAATAGCTTGGCGTAACGCATAAGTGCTGTTTTCTAAGTCATTTACATAGTCTTGAGTTTGAGCAAGCGTACGCTTTACACGTTCACACTCTTTTTCGAGTTCCTCTGCGTAGAGTTGCCAGTCAAAGGCTTTCGTTGGTTCGTGGCTCTCTTCTTTGGTTACTTTTTTGGTAGCCATGATTAGTCCTTTCTAAGGTTAGGAAATGGTGCTTCAGGAAATAACTCTGCGAGGTCATAGACAACGGCCTCAACAGGTTCGAACAATGCAGCGTCTACGCCACAATTTCGATTAGATGAGCGCATAACAGCGCAGAAATCGGTGTTGGGTGTTCCGTCAACTAGGGAAATACCGAGGGAAGGGTGCTTGCAGTTACGGACAGCAACGTAATGCTTGCAATCAATGCAGAGTTTTGGTGATTCCATGATGTACCCCATATAAAGTTAGGAATGTAAGTAAGATTAGAAGGTATATGTATGATTAAGTCAACTCATTTTTCTCCTTTCATTAGGTAATCACTTCGTTGGTATGCTTGATGGTGAGCGAAACTCAGCCATCCTCAGACGGTTGACCGAGTTCCTTTAATGCTCGACGGAGCCGCGCATACTCGCCAGCCTTTCGCTCAAGGGTGCTGGCTTCGCCGCCCTTTCCGGTATCTCAGAGCTTTCCCACAGTACCGGTTGTCCCTGCCCCCTGCGGTTGAGTCCCCCACAGAACAGCGGTCTAAACGCAAAAAAGCCCTCTAGGTTTGGCTCTCGCGTGTGACGGCACGTTCCCTTTCGGGTGAGAACCAAAGCTAAAGGGCTTTAGTCTGACTATGCCGTCACATAGACAAAGCCAACGATAATCTATCTAATCATCAAATGTCAACAGCAAATAGACTACATAACACGCCCCGAACAGAATCATCAGGCCAGCACCCATAAATCCCCCCGCAAGTAAGATTGTCAATGTAGCAATATCAAAGGTGCTACTCACATTTCACCCTTCAGAGCCTTTTCAGCTTCAATTTCAGCAATCGGCCTCCAGCCGAACTTTCGCCATGTACGGGTTACGTCAGTCTGCGTACTTGGAACCCATTCACGCCCCTCCAGAAGCGATTCCACGGGCTTAACGGTTGCCCCTAGTACTTGGACATCATCTAGCCTTGTAGCTGGCTGGAAAGGCCTATATTGCCTGTCAAGCTTCTCCATCATCATGGCTTCCATTTCGATTAGCGCCTCTTTGAATTTACCCATAACACCCTCCAGAATTGATTAAAACGGCTTACAAGCGGTTTTTAGGGGTTATCCATAGTCAGATAACCCCTAAGCTACAAAACGGCTTAAAACGTGTTTTTAGCTACTCAGCCACTCATCATAGGTTTTCAGTGGCGCACCATTGCGTGTGATGTCACCCCCTTTGCCATCATTGGCGCAAGCAAGGTAAATTTGATATTCGGCATCATTGCCACCACGCTGCTGCGTTTGCCAATTAGCGTTTGGCAATAGTTGATTGTTTTCAATCATGACAATCCCCTCAAAAAGATAACAAAACGAAAAGAAAGGCCCAAAGGCATAGGAAAGCTACAAAGCCACCTAGCATTTCAAGTATTGTCGTTTTCATGCTTCCTCTTCCTCTTCATTTTCCTCTTGGTAATGCTCGGCTATTTCGTGCCAATTGACATCGGCCAGAAATGCCATTGCATAGTCACGCCCGATGCCGTCTTCTGTGCTGCTCTCGATTAGTTCTTCCGCGAACTCTTTTGCGCTTTCGGCAGTCCAGTAACCTTCCGCGCCATCAAATAGCTCAAGGTTGACACGCCATGTAGCGTAGTTAGTCCAGCCGTTATAGGTTTGCTTTTCCATTGTTTACTCCGGTAGATTAGGAATGGCGTTAAAACACGCCCAGAAGCCGCCGGAAGCGGCTTACAGTCGGGTTCTATGCTTCAGGGTGAGGGTTTTCGTATGCGCTACGCGCTACCGCTAAGAGCATTTCAGCTTCATTGTCAGTTAGCCCGAAATAGTCAGCAAAGCCGCCGATAGTCAGGAAATCATTCACCCAAACCATGTAAAGATTTGTCAATTGTTCGCGTGTCATTGTTTTCCCCTTATTTGATGTTTGCTAATTTGTCTGACATTGAAGCTAGTCCGAAAGCGAATAACTGCTCATTCCAGTTGTCGCGGTTTGCTGCATGCCAGTTACCGAAACTGCTATTGCTTTTGCGAATGTGGAAAATCTTGCCATTGGCATAACCAACGTATTCGCCTTTGCGGAAGGCTGATTTGTCGATGTTTGGATAGCTTTTCATTTGTTTACCCTCAAAAGTTAGGAAAGCCGTATACGCTCCGGCAAGCGGTTTGCTGTTACTTAGCTTCGCGTTCTAACGCGATACCGACTAACCAGCTAATGAAAGCAATAGCCAATGCCGCGAATGAGCACAAGAATTCGCCGTGTACAGTAAAAACCAATGACCAAAGAGTAAAAGCCAGAAAAACGAGCATTGCGATAGTTGATTGTTTCATTTGATGCCCCTGTTAGGTTAGGAAAGCCAGTTACGCACTGGCAAGCGGTTTGAAGCGGCTTAGTCCATACGGCTTTCGACGTAAGCATTGATGCCAGCTTGATTTAGCACTTTTGCAAATGCATACGCATATGCCTCTTTTTTCTGCAGTGATTGATTGAAATCACGCACTGGTAAGGAAACGCCACCGTAGTAGCTTTTGTGAGCACGATGGTGCAGCTTCAAATACTTGGCAAATGCACTATTTGCAGGTTTGACAGTGATTGAAGCGAATCCGCATACACCATCTTCGACAAAGTATTGACGTACTGGAGTGCTCGAATCATCAAGCGGATTCTGGCACTGAGTAACAATCATCGGTGTGACAGTAGCGGCCTGGACTGCAGCGTTACCTGCAGCGTGTGCAGTAGCGAATAATGTAACGGCATCAATCTTCATTTTTAACCCCTCAATTTAGGTTTAGGAACTGCAGTAATTGAACTGCATTGATTAGGATTATACAGATTAGAATGATTAACTCAAGGGTATATTAGTATTTATTTTTAAGTTTTATAAATGATAACTCTATAACTAAGACATATATCTATTACATATATATAAATATATAGTAGTGTAATGATATAAATATATTAAGAACATCATCCATGTTAGCAATTGGGTAATTCTGTGAGATATGTTACAAGCTACCATCTCGGCTTGTATCACTTTCACATGGGCAATGATGCAAGCATACTAATTACCCTTTTCATAAGTACTTGCCATGCTGACAGTTGCTATTTTGGTCACTTGGGCAATGGGCAATGTTTACAGTTTGATACTGTTGCGAGGTTGCCAACCTGAATGGACTTGAGGGGCTGTGGGTGCGCGCCCCATTCGCATTTCCCCCCAAAAAAATTTACTGTTTTTGGTATGCTGTGGATGTTTTTCCTCGCTGCTGCTTTCTCCTCGTGGTGAGAGAGCTTTAAGGACTCTATTGCGGAGTCCTTTTTTTTCGCCTATAGTGCGTATGTTGGTTATAAGGGATAGATATGATTAGTGTTGAGTTAGAGAAGGGTGTGCCGTTGCCTGTCGCTCGGCAGAAGTACCCGTACAAGGAGATGGATGTTGGTGACTCGTTCTTTGTGAACGGTGGTGGGATACAGAACGTGTGTAATCAGAATTACCGGATGGGCAAGAAGTTAGGGATGAGCTTTATCGCTAGGAAGGAAGGCGATGGGGTGAGGGTGTGGCGGGTGTCGTAGACCCCGCTATTGCGACGTAGGAGCAACTGGAGGACGGCGTAGAAACTGGGGATAGATATGACAGCAAAGCTATTGGATTACTTGAAGGAAAGGTTTCAGATTGAAACTGATGGCGACTTAGCCAAAGAGATTGGCACATCTGCGCCGACCATATCGCGGGTGAGGATGGGTCATAAGCAGATAACGCCCACGTTGATACTGGGCATACATGAGGCGTTTGAGATGCCGATTAAAGATATTAAGGCAATGTTGAATGGGGGCAGTGATGACAGAGCAAATTAGTAATTTGATGCCGATAGCGGCAGAGGATGTGAAAAAGGCGTACATGGAACGGGTGTATGCGATGAGTCATGCAGAGTTGTTTCATGAGTTGATGCGGGTGCATACGGAGTCAGCGAAGCTGTTGCAGACGGTTCATGAGGAAAATGAGCGTTTGAAAGATACGCTTGAGCGACTACAAACAGTCAACTGACCGCTACGCTGAAGAACTGCGTCTGTCCAGAGGGATACTGAGGACAGAGATGCAGAGGGCGATACGGGCGATTTCCCCGGCAGAGAAGCGGGAGTTGCTGGCTTTGTGGAAAGAACACTATTCGCCGTCATTGGCTGCCGAGTTATTGCGCGTAGCCAAGAATCCAGAGGCACGGGTCAGGATTGCGAATTGGAGTCTGACCGAGTTTGACACGCAGCGTCGAAAGCATCGATGAAATTTAATCTAAAGCAGTTCTACCAGTTCTGTTCGCAGTTAAAGATTGAAACCAAGGAACAGGGCTTGCGCCGCATGGACAACCTGTTGGGAACCCAAACCTATGTGATGAATGAGATTGCATCAGGTTTGGAGGAAGACATTCATTTCTTTGTGATACTGAAAGGCCGCCAGCTTGGTATCACAACCATTTCACTGGCTCTCGACCTTTACTGGCACTTTATAAACGATGGACTCCAAGGCACACTCACCACAGACACCGAAGAAAACCGAGATATGTTCCGGTCAACCCTTGCCATGTATATGGAAGGTTTGCCTAAAGAATATCGTATCCCCTTGGTCGCTCACAACCGTAACCAGCTTTCGCTCAAGAACAGAAGCCGCCTCTTTTATCAAGTCGCGGGGTTACGGGCCAAGGGCAGTCTTGGTCGCGGAAAAGCCATCACTTTCTTACATGGCACTGAAACATCGTCTTGGGGTGACGAAGAAGGTCTAGCCTCCTTGCTGGCCTCGCTTGCACAGACCAACCCAAATCGTTTGTATATCTTTGAGTCCACCGCCCGTGGCTTCAATATGTTCCACGATATGTATGTCACGGCTAAGAGGGCGTTGAACCAACGTGCCATCTTCTGTGGCTGGTGGCGCAATGAGTTTTACTCTGCTGACCCGTCTTCCAACATCTACAAGGTGTATTGGGACGGCAAACTGACCGGCGAGGAAAAGGAATGGACACGGGATATTAAGAAGCTCTACAACTTTGAAATAACGTCCAGACAGCTTGCGTGGTGGCGATGGATGATGGCGGAAGGCATTAAAGACGATGCCCTGATGTATCAGGAGTTCCCGCCGACAGAAGACTACGCTTTCATCATGACGGGGACTAGCTTCTTCTCGAACGCCCGTTGCACGGATGCCATGAAGTTAGCGAAGAAGATTGACCATGACAATTATCGGTACGTCATGGGCGTGAACTTTCAAGACACAGAAGTTAAGCCGTCAACCGAGAAGATGGGAACATTAAAGGTATGGGAGGAACCCGTTGATACGGCTTATTACGTTATTGGTGCAGACCCTGCTTATGGTAGCTCTGATTGGGCTGACCGCTTCTGCATTCAGGTCTTCCGTTGCTATGCTGATGGGATGGAGCAAGTCGCTGAGTTCGCGTCACCGGAGATGAACACCTACCAGTTCGCGTGGGTGATTGCCCACCTTGCTGGCGCTTACAAGAATTCGACAGTCAACTTGGAAGTCAACGGGCCGGGGCAGGCCGTCATCAACGAAATGAATAACCTAAAGAGACAAGCCGTCGCCCTTGGCGGCAAAGTCGCTAAGGACTTGCTCGATGTCTTGGGTTCAATGCAAAACTACATCTGGCGACGCAATGACACGATGGGTGGCCTATCAAACTCTATTGGCTTCCTGACCACCGCTGCGACTAAAGAACGCATGATGAACTACATGAAGGATTTGTTCGAGCGCGGGATGTTAGCGATTTATTCCGAAGAAACGATTGAGGAGATGAAGACCATCGTGCGGGACGGGGGTTCGATTGAAGCCTCTGGACGCAACAAGGATGACCGAGTGATTGCTACCGCCCTTGCCTGTGTTGCTTTTTCTGAACAGGTGCAGCCACGGCTCATCAACATGAAGTACACCCGCGAAGTAGCAAGAGCGCAAGATGAGAAGACCGCTGAACAAGTCGCTGTCGGCAGAAGCGTTGCAAACTACTTAAAGGCGATAGGCGTTTATGGAACATAAAGACTTAACCATAGTTTCTGTCTATGGACACAACGATGGGTCAGGGGCGTTGCCGTCTATCGTTCGCAGTATGCGCGAGTTGCCGGGGTCAAAGGGTTTGCTGTTGTCTGTTGAACGCCCGAAGGAAATGCCGGACGGCGTGGAGTGGCGCAAAATTTACCCGCTAGGGTATCGGGAATACTCGACATTCATGCTGCATTGTTTGTACGCTCACATTGAGTCCGAGTTCTGTCTTGTCGTGCAGGATGATGGATGGGTCTTGGATGGTCGCAACTTCAAGCCGGAGTATTACGACTATGATTACATCGGTGGAATTACTCATGCTGGTCTTGTTGGTGATAGCCTTCTTTTGGGCTTTGGATGGGTAACGCACCCTGACGCTGTGCTAGTGCAGAACGGTGGCTTCTCATTGCGTAGCCGCCGCTTCTTGGAAGCCTCGAACAAACACGGCATAGCCCAAGCCTTCTCCGGTGAAATACATCTTTGGAACGAAGATGTACAACTGTCGTGTCTGCGCCGGTCTTGGTTTGAGGAACTTGGCTACCGTATTGCCCCGCCAAGGGTTGCCAAAGAGTTCTCGCTAGAACATCTAGCCCCTGACTTTCACGATGACTTGGATTTCAACAAGTTGCTCGGACATCACGCCACTAGCCGCCGCCTCATCAAAGACAACGAAATACTCGTCAGAGGCCAATCAAAGGATTGGTATCGGGAAGCAGAGTTTCTATCGTTCTTGCAAAGCAAAGGTTACGTTTTGAACTATGCCCACGAAAGCACATACCAAGGTTGAACTGATAGCGCTGATGCGCCGGTTTATCAGAAACAAGGACAGAGGCATCTCTATCAAGCTGTTTTGCCAAGTCGCTGGCCTCGACAAGTTCCATTTCTTAGACATTTTCTGGTATCGCACCGTGCCGCTGACCGAAAAGATGCAAATCCGGGTGTCTAAGGCGTATGAGGCATGGCGCGACGGCAAATTAGCGATTATGCAAAACCGTAACCGCACCAAATACGTTGATTACCGAGAAACACCGAAACCAAGGGTGCTGCCGACCACACAATTACAAATGATTAACGGGCAGATAAAGATTAAAGTAGGTATGAGGAATATAGACGATTATTCGCAGCCACCAATCTTAGAAGGGGATAGCAATGCCGGTACTCCATGACTACAAATGCCCACGACACGGCTATTTTGAGGCTATGAAAGCCCAATGTCCGATGAAAGACTGCCATGAGGAGGTCTTTGTGGTCTATTTGCAGCCTCCGGGCTTGATGTCGGACAAAACTAAGAAGAATGACAAGACAATTAAGCAATTAGCAATGGATTTTGACATGACGAATGTGAAATCCGCGAAAGAAGGCGAAAATCAGGCAGGTTTCTTTACAAGAAAGAACAAAACCTCGAAAAAGCAGCTTGAGAAGGAAGCCGCAGCCGTTGCCGAGCAAAATAGACAGCCTAGACCGGGAGATGCCGCGATTTGGGGCGGTGACAGTCGTTATTCGATGAGCAATATGCTAAGAGGCGGGGCGGTACGCTCTGTGGCTGGCGAAGCGGTATCTTTTAACCCAAAAGACGCAGGAAACTTGACAGGCCCGAAGACGGCGAGTTATATAGCCGACCATGAACAGTTGAAAATTAAACAATGAGGATACCTAAAGGCGACGACGAACGGGAGTTTTTCTACCGTGACCTCATAGAGAAGTGCATGGTGTCCTTGCCTGACCGCAAGGGCGACTATACCGCTTTGCGCTCTTGGTTTTTGTTCGGTGCGGGGCCGGAAGAACAACCGGCGATGTTCAATAAGATTTATCCGCACATCGACCAGCTCACCTCATTCTTGTATTCCGCAGAAACCACTCGCTTCTCTATCAATCTCGGCGCAGCCGTTCCAGACCAAGAACATATCAAGGTTCCCCGGCTAACCGCAGCACTTAACGATGAATGGCTAAACTCAAACGCTGACCAAGTATTTAGCTCTGCGCTAACTTGGTCGCTCGTGTTTAACACGACATTCATCAAGCTGGTCTACAACAACGGCATTCACCCATACATGGTCGAACCGTCATCGGTCGGCGTGTTGCGCGAAGACGTTGCGTACACCGATAGACAAGAAGCGTTAGTTCAAACCTATTACATCACCAAATCTGATTTATACAATCGATTGTATTCGCACCCAAAGCGCGAATCGATTGTGAAACGAATCACAACGAATGTTCACACCAAGACTGAAGACATACCTGAAGGTCTTG